AATGAAGTTTGTATATGGTTGACTTTTGCCATTACGCCTCTGGGGTAAGATTCTGATATTTAGAGTTCTCCCAGGCATCATCCTTTACTTTTTGATGTGTGCCTACCTGGCTATTTTCAGCCTTTGCCTTAATGAGCGATACCTTATTGTATTTCTCAAGAAATGCCTCAGCCTTAGGAGCAGAGTTTGTTATCATGAAGCATATATCAGAGCAAAGTAAGTCTATAAACGCATCCAAGAACTTCGGGGGATATATCGCCGGATTATCAATGAAGTAAACATATTTAATCCCCAGGCTAGCAGTATCCGATATAATCAAATCCCCTTCTACTCTCCACTCTGCTTGAGTATCGCTTACATCATAAATCCTTATAGCATCGGCAGGCTTAACATATACATAGGCTTCGTTTACATATTCCCAAGCCATCGATTCGGCTGATAAGGATAGATTTGTCCTAGTCGTGGCAAAACTCCATTGGCACTCACTCAATATACTTCTGAGGGCAATTTCATAAACACGATTGGCTATACGGGCATTGTTTGTATCGTCGGTGATATTGGTAATAGGTGCCGCGCCACATAAGGTAAGGGCTTTATTTATAGTAGAAGTTTTGCTTATAGCCATAAATTACCTCCATTTAAGGGGGACGAGGTTGTCTGCCCCGCCCCCCTCTTACGCTTAGGTGTATCGAACGATTGACTTGATGGTGCCGGTAGACATTGTCCAGTTGTTCAACTTCAGGGCAATGGTTACCCGTGTGCCGGTAGTTACAAATTGGAATCCGGCCTGTTTCGCATGAGTAGGCGTTGTCGCGGCCGCGAGCAATCCTGTCATATAACCAGGGAGCCGAAGCGTTGTCATCGTCTCATTATGCGATACAGTATGGATACCGATTAAGGTATCTATCGCACTATCAGTTGTAAAGCCCACCGATAGCGTGCCACTCGTCTGGGATGCAGACGTTTGGATTTGAATATCCACCGATGTGATCTTTTTGTTCACTGGCAAAGTAGCCAGGGCGATCGAAGTATTTGTCAAGGTGATATTACTCGTGAGAGTATAATCATCCAGCCAAACCTTCTCGACAGCCTTTACATAGCCGTCAGGGATAATATTGTCCCCGCCCGGACTATCGAACTTTGTTACATTTGTACCTTTTACAGCGTTTACAGCCATGTTATCTTCTCCTTCTTGACACCGTTATCTACGGCGAAGTTATTATCATTTATCGCCCAACATGAGCGATGAAGATGATAATACTATTCTATTACATCTACTTTTACAACGCGTGCTTCCTCAAGCCGAACTGTACCGATGTTCAGCTCATAGTAGACCTGCCATGAATACGACAAGTCTCTCCTTTCATCTGTACGAACAATAGGCTGTGCGCCTAAAGCTGCACAAATGCCGTATCTTTGGAAGGCCAGACAAGTTGTTTGGGTGCCTGATGCGGTAAGGAGTGTGGAGGTAATCCATTTGAAGCCCATCCAGGTGTCTATTTCACCTCTGACAAGCGCTTTGACAGCCGCATAATCAGATGATGTTGCCTCACTGACCGCGAGCATCTGTTCAAGAGCTATGGGATTGACGACTAAGAATCTGTCTTCCATCTCCACATCTTCTTGATCCAAAATCCTCTTGGCTTCTCTTACCCTGGCAAAGGTAAGATTGGATGGTGTTCCTGCTATGTGGCTGATGCCAGAGATGGCATCTGTACCGAGAGTGATACTTCCACTTCCGGTCTCACCAGTATTAGCAGTTCCTTCTAGACCGGCAATGATCCGAAGATCGATTTGTCGGCCCAGCGACCTTGCAGCCGCGATGGTGTAGGCACTTCTTGGATCGGACAATGTCCTGAGCTCATCGCCCCTATCTAGCATACGGTTATCATGATAATCAATCATGGTACCCATTCTGCGGTATAGGTTAGGATCATTGTTAGGGGTCTGTACGTTACGGCCCGCTTTCGCAGACATAGCCCATTCCCCTATTTGGTCTTGGAAAAAGACCTTACCCTTTACGTTCGGTTTGAGATAAACCGTGGCGTAAAGTTTGGAATACTTCTGCTGGGCTAACTGCAGAATATTCCGCGAGTACGCTTGTGCAAATATCGTATTTTGTGTGTCAGCCATTGTATCCTCTCTTTCGGTTGTGTTTGTCTTTTTTGCTTTAGACTTGACTGCCCTCAAAAGAGAGGATCGCGTCTTTCGCAAATCCTTTGCCGGAGCATTTCAGCCTACCCGACCAATCTACAAAGCTAAGGGGCTTATGCTTATCCTTTGGCTTTGTTTACTACTGCTTCGAGCGAATTGACATAGTCAACTGCTCGCTGGTGCTCTGCATCTGTTGCATTAGGATTCAGATATGGATGATTCGGGTCTCTCCGTATTTTGTCTAGCTCCTCCTGAGCCTGATCCGCGGAGAGCGAGAATCTCTGGTGCTTGAAATCACCTATCTTGTTCTCAGCAAATTGTGCTCCGACCTTTGCTAAGAATCGTACGCCTCTAGGGTCTTTGGCTAGAGTAGCTGTAAGGAACTCCTCTGTCTCCTTATCAGCCGAAAACTTATTTATAACAAGCTGGCCGAGCTGCACATTGGAGTCATATGTATCGCCCCATTCACCTCTCATAGCATTAACAACCTCTGTCATCTTAGCCTCATGGGCCTTGACAGCATTGCTATAAGCCTCTTTTGTCATATTCGTATAGGCTTCCCATAATCCTTTGGCCTGATTTGGGGTAAGTTTAAACGCATGAATAGTCTCGGCAAACTTGGCCTTATCGAATGTCATGCCTTTCATGCTATCAGGGACTTCCGCGTCTGCCAGGCCATAGCCTTCTGCCGCGTCAGGTACTCCCATAGCCTTTGAAAACCTTGCCCATCCCTCAGTGTCTTCTGCGTTCTTGGGTATGGGTACTTTCTCATGGCCCAAGAGTTTCTCTAGGGACGCATAACCTACTGCAGCCTTGTTCAATCCTTCAACTGAATTGTCATATCCTTGAAAGAGTGGACTATTTGCTACATCAGAACTTAATTTATCTTTCCAGGCAAATGGTTCTGGTGCACCTGCACCCCCGGCACCGCCTTGCCCTCCGGCTCCTTCACTGCCAGTGCCAGTAGCTCCTGCACCTGCGCCGCCAGCGCCTGCATCACCTTCAGCAAAACACATTCCGAATGGATTTGACTGCCCGAACAATCGGATCAAACTACCCATTAAAAACATAACTGCTCCTTTCCTTTAGTACCTCGGTTTCCTTTTCTTCTTTTTACACGGCATACTATGCCTCCTTTTCTTTTGCCAGAGCGACAACTTGATCTGGCGTAAGCTTAAGTAAGGTTTTTATGGTAGCGAGCACTTGCCGCTTACCGTCATTGATAAGGCATAAATCCCTATCCTTCGGGTCGAATATCGAGTCATACCATCCACAGGACTGCTCTAGGAATGCTATTACTTCCCGGCCCTGTGCAGAGTCGAAGGTAGCACGGAGATTTGATTGTAGTGCCTTTACATCGTCAACATTGGTTAAGTTTATCATTTTTTCACCGTATACCAGTCCTCTTTTTCAGAGATCCAATCGTTTCCAAAAAACTCAGTAATAGCGTGCCTTACGCCACCTACCCCCACATCATGGCCTCCAATCAGGCCTCCGACTTTTAATTTGGGATACCATGAGCGTATATCTCGCCTGACTGAGTCGTAATCATGCTCAGCATCAATGTAAATGTAATCAAAATATTTATCTGGAAATCTCAAAGATGCAATCGCTGAGTCCTCTATAATTAACGTCGCCCGGCCATCATTGAGTTTTTCCTTTATGTTAGCAATAAAGCCTTCTCGTTCTTCCTCGCTATACTTGCGCCCATTCTCTTGAAAAGTCGGGTTTTCAATATTATATGAATCGACGAACCAAAACAATGCACGTGGCATCGCCTGGAGCATCTCCATTGCATTGCTACCTGAGCCCACACCTATCTCTATACAGCGAATGTTTCTCAGGAATCTATCACAGCTTGGCCTTATGCTCATTGCGGTTCCTTTGATTTGGCATGGTCTGCTTCAGCCTTAACCACTTTACCGGCAACCTCGGCCCCTGCGTTTGCCATAGCCAGTTCCTGCTCTCTAGCTGCTTTTTCGGCGCGAGCAGTCCTTATCCTGCGTATCTCCTCATCATCCCTCAGTACCTGAACGGGTGCGCCAGTAATGTTCCATACCTCATCTGTTACTCTATCCGGATTAACCTTATCCAGGACTTCAGGAGCGTGTTGAGACATACTACCTACCATCTCAAGGCCAGTAATAAGCTGATTCAGCTCAGATCGTCTTTGAGCCATAGCGAGCTGGCCCACGAAGTCAATCTCATAATTCGGGTCATCTATCATCTCAGTCGGGGGTATCGGTAACCTGCCCCTACGCCATAGAATACCTATTGTTCGAATGATGATAGGATTTAATACCTCGGCAAGATACCTACCTACTGCCGGGCCTAAGAGCGTCATCTTCTCATTTATGCGCTCCATAATCTCAGGGTTGTTCATCTGCTTAGTTATCCCCTCAAAGGCCAGGAATACATCATTGTACATAATACTCTTGACCTTGTGAGAATAATATTCAATAGCATTCATGCCTACCTGGGGATTGCCGAAGTTACTGAAAGCGAATATATCCTTTGCACCTCCGCTCATCACATCCCGGTTATAGTAATTGATGGCCCTGGGGTTTGAGTTAAATGGCATTAAAAAGGCATTGTCCGGGACTGCCATAGGGGGATCGGTATGCTTCATCATCACGCGTAGGTTTGTCTTGGCCGCCGCATTCAGTATGCGCGCAAAGGGCAGCGCCTTCATGGCCGGAGAGAAGCCCCAGGCCATTTGTGGTCGCTTATCAAACCTATGCGCCATTGTCGGGAACTCATTATACCCACCTTCTTCGACTATCTTTAAGGCATCTCTTTCTATCCAGACGGCCTCAATCGGCATATTCTCTTTATCTGACTTTTGTATTTCTCTAACATGGCGCTTGCCTATGTACAGTAAAAACGTATGCTTGCCCGATCTTTCCCCGGCTGCAAGCTTCCTCTGTAGGTCTCCTGATAGCTTCTCACGGCCCCAGCGACTCTCGGCCTGTAAAGCGGTATATTCAAACTCTATATAATATTCTACTATACGTCCCCGGGCGTCCTCGATTATCAAAACTTGCTTCAGGGGCATATTATAGAAGCGTACATCATCCGTTAAGTCCTCCTCCTCCATAAGCAAGGATGTGCCATATACTCCACTCGACTTATAGCTGGGGAATATCTGACCGTAGAAGTTCGAGTGATTGAGTGCATGGTTGACCTCATCCGCGACTTCCTCAAGGAAATTAGCCACTGCCTTATTCTCTGAGAGCCTGGGATTCTT